CCAGCGAGAGGCAGGTTTGATAACGGCGGGCTTTAAATCCACTGGAGCAAATCGATTGCCTACCCCCACGCGTTTCCGACCTGGCCCTCGAAACGTTGTCGACCGCACTGGCGCGCTAGGGCTTCGACCAGTGGAACCTCGACGCAGGGGCACGTGTTTGAGTGAAGAGCACTGTTACCAGCACTGGGCACAACCGACCTCTACGAAGAAGCCCTAGGAAACGCAAAAGCCCCTGAAAGGATTAAACCTTTCAGGGGCTTTTGGTTATTCAATGATGGCGGAGAGATAGGGATTCGAACCCCTTCCTTACCGCCTACAGGCCGCTTAAGGCCAGCAAAAACGAGGCTATCCCCTCCCTCACTTGGCGTGAGGCGGCCCCCAGCGGCCCCGTTTATGCCCTAATTATGCCCTAACCACATGCAGTTCGTCGCCTTGAATTCCACAAACGTCAAACCTCGATTACTGTTCATACATACAGCACTTGAGATTCACGCTATGAACGTAGACACGGACACCGATGATTGGCTCGGTTGCCCCACTCCACTTGAGATGTACCAGCACCAGTGCGCGATCCTAGTAGATGAGCTGGTAGAGACCGAGCGCATGCTGCGTCGAGCGCGGGCGAATATTGCCGGCCTGGTGCAGATGAATGACCTGTTGATGGCAGGCAAAGCGGATGCCGAAGAAAGGCTGGCAGTGGCCGGGGAAAAGATCAGCAAGCTGGAACAGCAGTACTCATTCGCCTCAGTGCAAAGCGTGAAGATTATCACCGGGCAGCGCGACCATCTGCTCAGGGAGAATCAGCGACTGCTGACCGAGCTTAGCGTTTACAAACAGCCATTAGCCTAACTCGTCGATTACACCGAGAGTTAGGCGTCTGAACATTGCGAGGGCCGCGAGGTGGGTTCACGCAGTCCAAGGCTGAACGTCGACCATATAGCAGTCCACGCATTCTGGGGTGATTACGGTGTTTAAGATATCCGCACGACTCGCCCGAGGTCGCAAGAAACCTGATCGAATAGACGACGTGTGCACGCCGACGTTTACGGTATTCCTAGATGCGCGAGCGTCAATCGAAATGGTATCGATGGAGTAGTTTATGCCCATACCCTCGCCGCAGAACTCACCACCAGAATTAATAATCCGAGTCGAGTCCTGCCCCTCTACAACCACGCCCCAAGTATTTTGGGTAGGACCAATACCAGGCTCAATACCAGTGCAGTAACTATCGACAACCGTATTAAATGCCCCGCCATTGTCAATTAACAGCATGCAGCGACCGCTCCAGTTAGAAGACGTGATTCGCTCAATGGTGCAATGCTGGGCGTAGTGCAGATGCAAGCCAATTGCGCTGTTGCCGGTAAACTCTAGATCCCTGATGAAGACGTTTTGAATCGGTCGGCAAGTAGCAACAACGGAGCCTGTTGGAGCTACACGTTTAAGGACACGATCTAGAGTAAGAGTGGATCCACGCCGAGCAATTATCTGACGGACTTCCATAGGGCCGTCAGTTGGTAGAGGCATGCTAGAAAAGTCAGTATTTGCGCTGGAAATGATAATCCATTGACCGTTCGCATACTTCGTAATGTCATCAACATTAATCATGTTTGCGCCAACTGCAGCCTCAGCGGTCATGAAGCTTGCAGGGCGAACCCATCCCTGATAATCGATAGCAGCATAGCTAGGATCAGTCGGTTCTTCAGGATTCCTGCCGATACCAGTTGAATCAATTGTAACTTTTCCAACTCCGGGTGCAGGCTCAAGGATAAGCCCGTCATATGGCTGTCCGCTGGCATCATTTAGATCTACTCGAGTCCCAATAGGACACGAAGACCCATTAATCTGAATCCATCGATAACCGCTCGCAAGCGCGTCGATTATCGCTGGACCATTATCGGATTCTGGATCAGGCGTGATTACATAAGGCGCGTCTGTATACATCTTAAACTATTCCCTCTAACAATAAATAAACACAGAGGAAATATATCAAAACAGTACAAAAAAACCAAATAAAATATTATAGAAGAAGCGATGTACTCGCTTATAGTAACGACTCTGCTCGCACTAGTTTCGAACAGAGTCAAAACCAAAAGCTGGGAACTATCCGCCGACCTTAGACCACATCAGAACATAGCTCCCGACACGCCCTTCATTTCCATCAACCGCGACAGAATACGTCACGCCCTTCTCTGCCTGAAACTCCCCATAGCTTGTAATTTCAGAGACCGACTTGTCGTTATTAGAAACAGCTACCGGCATTGAATCCATGCTAGTGCTTGCATATACAGCTAAAACGGTATCGAAATTAGATCCTGTAGTCTCAAAAGCATAAATTCCGCTTTCAGGGGCAGTCCACTTGCACCACACAGAATTGTATGGTTTAGAAAATGGTATATGCCCTAGCTCGCCAACCTGGCTGGATGCACCTCTATTGCTTCCAATTACTTTACCACTTTCTCCACTAATGACAGTTGCAGATGAGAAGTTATTCGCACAGCTTGCGGGCAGCTTGACTTCATAAGCAAACGCATACAACGCAGTTACGGTACCAACTACAAACATCACAAAGGAGCAGGCGAAAGTATAACCAGGGACGCCATGTTGCTTTTTCACTTTCTGATTATTCACCTTGCGCTCGCTTCCATCAAAAAACCTTTTGCAAAGATCGCTAACAGGCATCTCAATAAAGCGCCAAAACATATAGGCTAACGGAGTGATAAATAAGACACTGGCGACGGTCAAAATAATAGCAACGAATGCATTGGGAATTCCCCAACCGACAAGGTATCCAATCACTATTGGAGCGATGTCTGTGGAGTCTTGCTGAGACCATATCAACATAAGTGTAATTGGATGAAGCAAGTATAGACTAAATGAAATCCTACCAAAAAATGTCAATATATTTGAGTTAAGAAACCTCGCAGAGCGAACACTGCCAAATGCAAGAACTGCGACGATGATGGCCGCCGCAGCAGACTGAACAATGATAGCGGCCGAGATAACGGTACTTCTGTACGGAATTGGGTTTTGCGTTCCGACGATAACAGGCACTGCAAAAAAGAACACTACAATACCAACTAGAAGAAGTGCGCCTCGCCACTTCACAAAATCCACAATATCCTTACCATAAAGAAAAGCAAGCGACCCGAAAAGAAACGCGTGCAGGTAAGCCGTCCTTGACCAGGTCGTTCCGAACGGATCGTACTCATACCAAAACTTAAATAGTGATAGAACCGCTAGCAATCCACACATCGCCAGCATGCTTCGCCGACCAGCAATGGACACTACTGACATAGCCAACAGGATAACAACGCTACCAATCAGTTCTGTTTGCAGAGTCCACATTACCCCATTGATAGAAACGTCAAGTAACAGGGCGTTATGAAAAACATCATTAACAGAAAAATCACCAGACAATCGCAACCCGAAAGCTGAATTTAGAAACCAAAACAAAAGAACAGTAGCAATTGCCGCCGGGTATATCCTGAACACCCTTCTAACAATGAACTCTAACGATAGCTTTGTCGTAACGCCGCTTCTTTGAAGAGAGTAGCTAAGGACAAACCCACTTAGCACAAAGAAAAAAAGAACAGGAGGCGATATAGGGCCTCCAGCTGCAAAGATACTATATATATAAGACAACCAAGAATGCAATCCTGAGGATTGGTCAGTTGAGCTTATAAGCTGATCTCGAACACCGTACCTAGTTAGGTACATTGATTGCCCTACATGGAACGCGGCGACTAATATTGCTGCCAAGCCACGCGCCGACTCCAGAGGCGCAAAAAACAACTGCTTCTTCTCGCTCATAAATACTCATGAATTTGCGTCAAAGTAGACACATGAAATTTTCTTTCGCGAAAATGAGTCAGATTGCTTGACCTCCATGTCCGCCATAGCCCCTTTAAACACAGGGTGTGCCGATATTACCATGATGATGGTATTCGGCCATACAATTGCTATCATTCAGATACATTTCTATCGGCACGAGCCGACCATAGCAACAAGCTCTGCTTCGTAAGCGATCCGTTGTCGACGCTCTGCCAACAACGCGCGCACCTTCATTTCCAGACCGTCAGTCTTCTTCAAAGCCGTGGTAGCCCAAGGCGGAGCCGCCACTACTTTCGTATTGCAGGGCACCAATACCGGCACCTCCACTCTCACGGTGCGCACTTCTGGCACCCCGGACGCACACCCCATCAGCAGTACCAACACACAACCGGCCAGTAACGACTTCATAGCCCCAGCTCCAGATCAATAATTTCCCCAGCCGCTTGGGCGGGATCGCCGCCGGTTCGCTCCCGCAGCAACTTATTCGCAGCGGCATAATCTGGCTGAGCGTCTTGTCTCGCCTTCTCCTGGGCCAGTACAGCGTTCCGCTCCCGCAAGTGCCCCGCCTTTACCAGATCACCAAGCTTTCTGCCCTGCTCCCCTGCTAGCGCTTCCAAGTTGTCGCGGGCCAAAACTGCCTCGGTCAGACTTGCATTCGAAATATCGAGCAGCGGCCTATAATGTCGAGCGGTCAACCACACACCTCCGCCGACGCCTAGAAATGACAAAAGGATGGCTGCTAGACCTAGGCCAGCTAGCTTCTGCATCGGCGTCATGCCAGAACCCTCAATGCCACTTGATACAGCGCCATTCGATCGGCTGCACCATTGGGCACCTTGCCTTTGCTGCCCGTGTTAATAAGGCTGCCGATATTCTGGATGTCGCCAGCATCGGCCAGCGTGTTCAGCCCGTTTACATACCAATACCAGGCCGCCGACAGCGCAGCGTATTGCGGCTGCTCCAGCAGCTCAGGGTGATTGATCAAGTCGATACCCAGTGCTTCGCCGCACGCATGATGGTTGTCCCTGCCAGTGATCTGGATCAGGCCACGCCCTCGGTAGTCATAACCTTCACCAGTTGCCTCAGGGCCGTTACCCATTCGACCGCCATAGACGGCATTCCCCATGCGCTCCGAGCTTCCCGCCAACTCGGCGGCACGCGGCACCAGAGACCGCCAGCGGGAACCCGGACGCGCGGCATTACCTAAAGCAATGATTCTCTCCTGCGTGTAGTTCAGGCTTTCGACCAGGCGCGTCAAATGGCAGGACTCATGCCCCACTTGGGCAATGAAAGCCGCGATCCGTTTGGGCGTGACGATGCCGTACTTATTCATCGCAGTATTCAGTACAGGAACAAAAACGCCGGCTTGGCGGCCGGCGTTCGGAAGTATCTGCAGCAGTAGCTGCGTAGTTATGGACATAGCTGTCTCCAGAAGGAATATTAACCAGTGTTGGCTGATTTAATTACTTGTTGATGAGTATCGTAAACGCCGCGAAATACAACCGAACAAGTTACATTCCACTCCCCAAAATGCAAGGCATCGATAATTACGAGAAACCTCATGATGTAATGGATCGCGCCCACGAACTCAGACCTCGGAATATTTACTTAAGGCACTCAAGCCCAACTACCATCAGCTGGCGCTTACCCCAATAACGCCGGCCGTGTTACCGGCACGGTTAACAATTGTTAGCTTACTCGATACGCCGCTGAGCGGTGCACCTGGCGTTATGCTATCGAGAGATAGGAAGCCATCAACTAGCGAAATTCTATTAAGAGTCGCTCCGGCGTCTTTCCCCTCCCGGCCCGAACTTGTTCCTGTTACATGATTCATCATGCTTGTCACAGAAGAATTCTCGAACGCATAAATTCCGAAGCTTCCTGTATATATCGCACGAATACCGTGTATGAAAACCTCAGATGTGCCCAAGGCAATCACCCCAAACGTACCACCTGACAAGTTAGTACCCGGCAAAACCTGGCAGCCCGTACAATCCCCCTGGAACTGAATACATGCATTGGTCGGATTTGAAACTCTCGCTTTGACACTGACTCTTCTGGCGCTGTCCACCAGTACCCCCTGTGCCGATGAATTTCGAACAGAGCAATCTAAATCAAGCCCATCGACTCGCCCGGTACCGGTCCTTCGAACACTTACGCCAGGGCCGATGAAACTAGTTAGACCAATCATGGTCAAGGCGTCAACGGTGGTGTCAATTAGATCGCCAGCGCCAAATACACCAATTTGCACTCCACCCGTTACTTCGGATGTCCAATCCTCGCCAGTCAATCCGTTGATATAGTTTCCGTATTTGTTATCACCTGTCGCGTTGGCGATTGCACCGATCACGCCGCATCGAATGGAAACGCAGCCCACGATGCCGCTATAGGAACAGCTCTCCAGCACATGACCTGTATCTAGGCAGTTTATCGCAACGTTACCGGTATTTACCGAGTGGCTCGCGCTACAGAAGAAACCATCAGCCGCCTTGCCAGTCACCCCGCAATCCATAGCCGTGCAATTGGTAGTGTGAACACGTAATCCGTCACCAGCAGTAGAAATGCCAATACCTGGAACCGCTCCGAAGCCAAGCGCCCCCACCCCGCGAACCAGTGTAAGGTGGCAGTCGGTACAGTCTACAAGACTAACGCTGACAGTCCGAACTGTGAGGCTAGATTCGCGACCGGCTTTATTCGAATCTACGGTAAATCCTTTAAATTCAAGCCGAGACTTTCCTACCGCAGAAAGAGTGTATTCAAAGTTGGTCCCATCCATTGCCATGATGGCGGCTTCGGGAGTTCTTGCCTCCAACCTGAGTATGTTGACAGGTATGACGATTGGTCTACTTGACATACTTCGAGCATCCCAAACCACTTGCTTACCTTGCGATACGGCCAGCAAACGATCCCAAGCGTCGGCATCATCGGTTACGCCGTCCTCCTTTCCCCCGGCCATCTTCAGTGTGTAGGCACCTGCATGTTTTAACCTCCAGCGGCCACCGTCATCGGCGACCACAACGGTGAAGTCGTTGCCCGCTGTCGTCGTGTCCGCCCTGTCGAGGTGATAACGACTATTGATCACGCCAGCGCCCGAGCTGTATTCCAACACTTCTGCATAGGGTGATCCAAACTTCGACAAAGTCTTGAGTTCGGCCATGGTGTCAACTTGACGATAGACACGCCCTACCCCGGCAGAGCCTTTTCGCGAATCAACGGGATTGGCTAGCTCCTGCCGGAGAGCCATATCACCCACCGCTCTCAGCTTTGGCGAATCAGTAGCCCACGTCCCCGTCAGAGTCAGAGGCAAGTCTTCCTGATTAATAATGCTGTAGAGTTCGCCGGAACGCTGCACCAACTGCCTGGGCCGCTGAATTACGGCGCCAGCGGCGTAGGCTAGAAATTCACTTTCATAACCCGAATTCATTAGTAGCTGGTCAAATTTCAGCTTGGCCTCAATAAGCACCTGATCGATTTCATGTCGCACCTGTTCGACTGCTGTTGCTACATCCAGCGTCGAAATATCAAGCAACATGGGGGCAACATATCCATATCGACTGATTCGAATATCGATACGATCTGTAGTTGAGTAAAAGAAAACGCGAGCATTTGCGTCGGCAAGGAATGGGTTTTCGAGGGGCACGGTGCCGGCCGAATCCGAAAACAAGATGGCTCGTTCCTGCGAGCCGTGGGCGAACACATCCACAGATGCATTAGGCAATAGAGCACCATCTTCGGCCCGTGCGGCAAAGAACTGAATAGGCTGCATAGTTATTCTCGGAGGAGTATTTAAAAAACTTCAAGAAAAAACCATCTAGCGCATCAACTAAAGTAGCTGCTAATCAATCTTCTCAGCCAGTAAGATTTTCCTCACCAGCAATGCAAATGAATTAAACAGGCTACTTAGCTAATAGAGCTTCAGGTTTTAAAGGTAATTACCGGGGCAAAATTGAGCTGTGAGCGAACGCTGCTCCAGGTATCAAATGCTGCGGCCCGTAAGTAATAAGTTGTTCCTGGCGCCAAGCCAGTGATCTGACCAGCCTGCGAGGCGCCCTGATAACCAATCGTGCCCGTGACCGTGGGATCGAAGCCCGCAGTGGTTGCATACACGAACATATACCCAGCCCTGTCAGCTGAGGCACTAGTGTTACAACTGACATTCGCGGTTGTCCCACTCACCGTTGCAGCTGTGCCGCTGACAGCCGGCGGCGCAGTGTTTACCACCACCAAGGCCGAAACAGGGGCGTTACCCGCTGCGTTTCGCTCAATGATTTCAATCCGGTAGCTGCGTACCAGCGGTCCATCGACTAGGGCATCTGCCAACTGATAAGTGAACGTGGTGGCGGTGGTGGCAACTTCACGCAACAAGGCGTTCGTGGCTGCGTTGCGGACTCTGACCAGCCGATCTGCGGCGTGCGCCCCAGCTGCCCAACCAACGGTGAAGTAAGGTGCCTCGAACGCGCCCACTAGCTGCAATCCCTGGGCAGCGCCTGGTACAACTCGCACTGGCGACAATGTGATGCTGTAGGGCGTCACTTCAGCCAAGTCCTCGGACGCTCGGCCAAACACGTTGAACGAGCGGAACTTCACCCACACCGTTTTGCCGATTTGGTCGGTGGTATAGCTGTATTTCCAGATCGCGTCATCAAGCCGCACAAACTGGGCGTCCACAGGATGGTTGGAAACCGACGACCCCAGGCGCCCACGACGCAGGTACTGCAAATTGTAGGCGCCCGGCCCGGTGAGGGAAGCATCTCGATAGCTGATCAATTCGCCATCGATCCAACACAATGTGGCACCACTATCCGCCTCGGCAGTGGTCGCGGCAGTAAGTTGATCGGCAACTGACAGCTTTACCGACAAGGTGTTGGTGATATCCGGATCACCTCCCGCCGGCAACGGCGCCGTGAGCCTGCCAATGCGCGAGCGACCATAAACGGTCTCAACCATTCGATAGCTGTCACCGTCGGCGCTGATCCAGATATCACAGCCGCCCCACGCCTCACCGGCGCCGGCGACCGCACCCCATACCTGAGTCTCCCCCGGCAACAGCAGGCTTTCTGGTGGGTTGAAGATAATTGGCGGCAGCACTGGCCCAGGTGCAGCGTTCTGATTGCCTTGGTAACCGGTCTTGCTCTGCACTGGGTAATTTGGTGCGCTGCCCGTCCCCAGCAATGCATCCTCGGCCACAACCGCGAGCTTGCCGTCTTCATCTTCCTCGACCGATATCAAGCGGACCAGGCGGCGATCAAGCTTCAACGCCGGCTCCGTGACCGTGACTAAATCCATTGGCTCAAGCAGCACATGCTGCCAGCCGAGGGAAAAATGGTATTCGTTGCGGATATACAGCTTGCGCTGCACCAGCAGCTGCGCCGAGTGCGACGCAATGGCCGTATCGCAGATCTCGTACGCCTTGATGGTGTCCATCGGCTTGGACCCGAATTGCTCAATGGCTGCCTGATCCGGTGCGCGCACCACGTCGGTGTTGTACTCATGATCGCGATCGAGGATCTCCAGCGACACCTCGTTGTAGCTGTCGGCCTGGCTCTTGATCTTCAGCTGTACCGGTGGCTCGCCCTCTTCCGCCAAAAAATCATCATCCGTGAGGTGCGCCACGGGCGTGACATTCGGATGCCAGGTCACGCCATTGCCGGTGACCACCTGATCACCAAATGGGATCACCTTCATTTTGCCGGCTGACCAGATCAACTCGCTGTTGGTCAGTTGCAACCAGCGCGTGATGGCTTCGCTACACGGGGCCTGCTCATCCAATACTGGGCTGAGCAACAGGTTCTCGGCCAAGCAGTAATCCCGGTAACTGCTCAGGTCATCAATCCAACGCGGATCAAAGCCAATGCCGTCCAGCGGATCCAGCAGTAGCCCGGGCAGGAATAGCCCGGGGTTGGCATCGGGCAAGCCGGGCACCTGGTAGGGACCGTCAACCTCAAAGGTGTGGTTCTGCACGCCGGCGTTGTCATTGAGCAGGTAGCGCGCCGCATAAACGTACGACGTATCCGAATAAGCGATCGCCTCGGTCGGGTGCTTTGTCTCAAGGTAACCCCAGACAGGCTGGTCAGCGGTGCCCGGCATGAAGCTGAAACCGATTTGTGCCAGCGCCGATTGCGTGACGCCACCGACTACCTTGTCGGCAAAAACCTCCTTGTCACGAAAGATCCGCCGCACTGAGCTGAGCTTGCCCCGGCCAATGCCGAGGATGATCGCCGCATAGTAGGTATAGGTGGTGTCTTTCTGTGTGGCCCCGCCGCCGCCCTTCCCGCCGGTCTTGGTCTTGGTGGTCTTTGCGACCGCTTCGAAGTCGGTGTAGTAGATCAGGTTGGGACTGATCCGGTTGCGGCCGGCAATCCAGGCGATGGGTTTGCCACTGGCGCTGCTCTGGATTTGCAGCGCGTTGATGCGCGTTGCACTGTTGGAAATTGAACTACTGCTCCCTCCCCCCATCACTGCCTCCGAAACTATTGAGTGTGTAATAACGCACTGGCCTACTGGCCAGGCGCTCTTCGCGCATATCGGCCACTTCCACACCAATATCTAAAAAGGCGTGAATGACGCGGTGTTCATCAATGATCACTGCCCCATGACTGTAGGTGCGGCCAAACTTCCAGATGGCGACGTCGCCGGGCTGCGGGGTTTCGACTTCGCGCCCGTACTCTTCCAGCCAGCTCAGGTACAGCTCCTTGCTGCGGTGCAGATGCCAGTCTTGGGCATAGGCGCCAGGATCGATCAAGGGCAGAAGGCCGACTGCGTGATACACCTCGATTAGCAACCAGGCGCAGTCCACGCCAACGCCCAGCAGGTGCTGACGGTGCTGATAAGGTGTCCTGAGCCACCGCCTCGCCTGGACGATCACAGCTTGGCGCTGCTGCAGCTCCAGCTCGGTCATACGGAGGTCTCCGCCACAGGGATAAAGGGCATGCCGCGATAACGCCCGCGGTTGCCGAACTTGTTGGTGCAGGCATCCAGCGTGCGCGGGCAACCGGGATAAATCAGGAATTGATCCCCCGGCTGTGGCTCAGCCGGCAGGCCGAGAATCACCGTGATGGCACCGTCAGCCGTCTGGCGACGGACAGTGCGCGAAACGCCGGCATTGCCGCCGTTCACGAACCGGATCACGCCCTGGTCAAACCAACCGTTTTCAGCGCCGATATCGGTTCGAATGCGCAAACCGCTCGTAGCCTCCAGCACCGAACCCGCAGTTTCGAACAGAGAGCGATTAACGCCGCAATCGGCGCTGTAAACCGTCCGCAGGCACCCAGGCTGATAGACCCCCTTAGGCACCTTGGTATCGAGCAGCTCCATTGGAGATTTGACCGAGAACGTCGCCTGCTCGCGATCAGCAGGATCAACCTCGGCAACTCGCCCAATGAAGCGCAATACCGTACCGACCACTGGTGCTGCCCAATCGGGCATAAACGCCCGGGACAGGCTCAACGACGCACCATCGAAACCACCACCGGCGATAAATGCCAGAATCGGCTCCCCCAGCAAAGTGTCCTCAACGCCGGCGTAGAGGGTGACGCTCAGGGTATCGACCTCAACCCCTCGGACTGTGCGGATCCCGGTGCGCTTGAGCAGTGGCCCGGATGCCGAGTAGTTCGCACCGTCAGCGAACAACTGCACGCCGGCGTCGGTGTAACGCAGTACCTGGCCACTTGCCAGGGTGATGGTGTACAGATCGGCCATCACAAAGCTTCGGGCCGTGGACAGAAACTGTCTCAACTCGGGACTGACATCGATCATGGTTTGATGCTCGTGAAAGAGACGTTTTTCATCTCCCAAATCCGCCCGAACGGCTGGGCGCCGTCTAGCGAATCTGAGTCGTATGCACAGCGGAAAAAGAATGCGCCAGTCCACTCCAGCGCCTGGCCCAATGCGGGCACTTGATCGAAGGTCACCTGGCCGAGGGCATCGACGTTGTAAGCCGTCACAGACACTCCCGCGACGGTCAGCAGATCAATGTTGACCACCCCGTAAATGGGTTCGACCCACCCTTCAATGGCCCGCGTCAGCTGAAACGTTCGGGTAACACCGTCGCCGAAGCCAAAACGGTGCTTGGTCACCTGGTGATCGGTTCTGTCGAAATACAGGAAATCCCCGAACTGCCCTTTGCGGCGATTGAAGAACGCCACCAGCCGCGACCATTCGTCCAGACCGGGACGCTTGCGTACCGCGTTGTAGTTGATCTGGAACGTCCAGAAAGGCGCCGGGTAATACGCCGTGGTACGGCGCCGGCCGCTGGCTGACTTTTGCACCCCCGTGCTCCAGGCCGGGGATTTTTTGGCGAGGAACGTTTGCCCGGGCATATAGGGCAAAACATCCTCCGCCATAACACCGCGATCCGGTAAACCTGCAATCCAACGCGCTGGAAAAAATGGCCCGAGCAGCATGAATTCTCCTTATGCCTTGAGGGCACCGTTGCGCTGCAGCTTCTGCATTTCGAGAGCAAACACCCGGGCATTGCGACGGATGTCCGCCGGCGTCAGTCGCCCACTGCTGTCGTGATAGTGATAGCCACCGCCCCCACCGCCGCCCAACTGACCATCGCCGTTTGCAGCCTGGCGGATCACATTGGCGTACTGCTTGGGCAGAACCATTTCCTGCTCGTGGAGCTGGGTCATTGGGTTGACCCCGGCCGGAATGTCGTAGCCGCCTTCAGCAGAGGCCACGTTCTTGATCAGGCCGAATACGAACGCACCGGCTGCAACACCTGCAGCAACGCCCAACGCCGGCCCAATGATCGGGATTGCAGACATCGCTGCAAACGCACCCGCGATCGCCTGGTAAGCGCTGGAAATGATGTTGCTGATGGTGGCAGCCCCCCAGACCGCGACAGACATTGCGGCGCCACCGATCTCGGCTGCTGTTCGCAACCCGACGCCGGTTACGGTCGCCCCGGTTTTTGCCGTTTCACCGAACACCCAAGCCATCAAAGGTTTGGTGACCATGTTTTCGACAAACGCGGTACCGATGCTGCCAAAAATCCCTTTCAGCAGCCCCTGAGTGCTCATCGTCCCGGTGAGGATGCCGTTTAGCCCGCTACTCCAGCTGGACTGCAAACTTCCCATCATCCCGGTCCAATTACTCTGGGATTCCATGGTTTGCTGCCGGCCGATCACAGCCATGCTGTTTCGGTGAGTCTGCTCCAGGGCGAGGATCTGCTGCTGGACCTGCTGCAGGGCGACCGGGTTGCGGTCGGGATCCTGGTCCAATAGCGCCTTGCGTTGCGCCAAGGCTTCAGCCTCGATCGCGTACCGCTGTTTTTCGAACTCGGCCTGAGATTGCAGCAGTTGACCCTGAGTGATCAGGTTGGCCTGCAGGTCCAACTGGGCCATCTGTTCGGCATGGGCAACATCGGTCAACCGGGCCTGTTTATCAGCAGCATATTCCTGCTGCTTCATATTGGTGATTTGCTGCTGTTTCTCACGCTCGACGGCGACGACTTCGGCAGCTGCCTTTCGGTATTCCTGGCTGTCCTGGCCATAAAGCTGTCGGCTGCGCTCCAACGTTTGCTGAGCGATATTCAACCGTGCGTCCATGTTGTTGCGGTATTGCTGCGCCTGAGCCTGAAGGTCTGCGAATGCCTGGCCTTCATCCTGGCGGCGCAACGATCCCAATGCGGTCAAGTAATTGCGCTGCACGCCCAGCCGTTCCTTGGCCGTTAGGTCGGTGCGCTTGAGGATCCCTTGCCAGTAGTCCGCTTCCTGTTGCTGCGAGAATTGGAGAAACGTGCCCTGCTCGGCCTGCTGCTGGGCGTGCGCGACCTTTTGCGCATCCAGCGCTTCGGACCATTCGCTGACTCGCGAGGTTGCTTTGCCGGTTGCTGTTGCAGGGGTCTCAGTTTTCTTCGGTGGCGTTGTCGCCTCCTCAACCTTTTTCCGATGCTCAATTGCGGCGGCATAACCGGCTTCAAGCTTCGTCAGCCGAGCGACTTCGATACCGTAAGCTGTTGGCGCTGTCCGGCCCTGCTGAGGCGCTTTAGTCATCGCGGTGTCGCCCGTTGCCGCCATGTCAGCCACCTTCCGGCGCTGCTCTTCAATGCGTGCAACACGGGAGCGCATACCGGCGTCCACCTCGTCTACCTTGTTGGAGACAAGTTGCATGTTCTCCAACAGCAGACGCTCCTCCACCAATGCCGCTTCGAGGGGAGCCTTACTACCATTACCACGCGGACCAGGCTTGAAGTCCTTGAGGATGCCTTCATAGCGAGCAACGTTCGCTGCAACTTCGTCGACTGTTACCCCAACGCCTGTCATTCCTTTCAACAGACTATTGAACCAACTGGCCGTCTCAGCAAGTCGCTTGTTCAGGCTGACAAAAACAGGCTCCAGAATCGTGCCAATAGTGACCTGCAGCTCGTTGCTTTTTGAATCAAGTTCGGCCTGGCTACCAGTCAAGCCGTCAGCCGCTTTTGCTGCGTTGCCGACCTGTGCTTCAGTTTCTTTCATTACCCCGTTGTATTCAGCAGTGATCTTCTGTGAATCGGTCAACTTGTCGCGTGTGGTACCAATACTCTTGGCATATTCCTCCCACATTTTTGCAACGTTTTTCGTTACGCCGGCGTTGTCGACCAACACTGAGTTTTCATTCTTCAAACCTTCGGTAGCCGACACTACGGCTTCCGAAAGACTGAGGTTCGCCTGCCGGTTAAAGGCAGCAGCATCTTTCAAGCGCGTAATGACGCTCACTGCCTGGTCAACGCTGTAGCCCCGGCTCAGCAGATTTTGAAGTGCTTTCGCCGAATCTCCGACACTGATCAGGCCGTCAGCAGCAAGTTTGTTTGCCTCATCCATGGCGCGACCAATACCAACACCTGCGTGATTGGCGACCGCCTCTAAGCCCCGATAAGCTGCCTGCTGCTGAATTGCCGCATCCTTGCTGTCAACAACCAACTGCTTGACCTTGAACGCACCGAGTGCAAAAACACCGATCAGGCCAGCGGCAACACTTGAAAGCCCAGAGCGCATGATGGTGCTGACGCCGCCCAACGCATCATTGGCCGCCGGACCAAAACGGCTCAGTTGCGTTTGGCTGCCCACCATTTCGGTATTGATAGCCCTCAGCTCGCGACTGAAAGTCGTTCGAGCATCACGCATGTTCCGCTCAATGCTTTCGATTGCACGGTCAAAGCCTTGGGTGCCGGCAGTGAACTGGTACGCGATATTTCTATCCATGCCGAAACCTCACATTGCAGACGTAAAAACTCCGCCGAGGCGGAGTTAGTGGGTAATGGCGAAAAATGCCAGATAATGGTCATGCGGGCGGGACAAATGCATCCAACGCCCCACGCAAATGCTCAGGCAGATCCGCGCGCATATCTGCCGCCATTGCCGCCAAGTTGCTAGCCAGGTCAGGCGCATCCGTAACGCCTTCAGTCGGCTTGTATCCTATGTAACCAGCCACGAGCACGTGCACGGGTGGATGATGCCGCCAGTAGTCCGTCATATGGCCCACCATCACCATGTCCCAGTCACGCCGCAGCGTGACCGGGCTTTGGCCTGTGCTGGCGATCAAGTGAGCGTAGAGCTGGCCCCAGTCGAAGGGGCCTGGCCTTCCCCCGGCGCAGGCTCCGTCACTTCCAACCCAGAAGCGCCCATAACGGCTTCGAGTGCGTCGCGGAAATTGCGCAGGTCAAGCAGCCCTGATACTTCCTGACGATCCATGTCAGGGTAATTTCGACGGAGCGCGGCGTGCGTGGCATCGATCACCGTGGCAATCGCATCCTTATCCATGTTTCCGGCCATGACGCGGTTAATCCGCTCCAGTAACTGCTCCAGATCACCCAACGCCAATGGCGGAATAGTCAGTGTCTTACCAGGAAACTGGAAGTCCACACCGGGGATGTTGACGGTCATTCGCTAGAGCTCCAGTAAGCGACTTCGCCGAACTCATCCGCGTAGCCGGTGAATTCAAAGTCAGGAATGGTGTAATCGTCCTGCTTGGTCGAAAGACTCAACTTGTTGCTGACGAAGTTGGGCACGCGGACGTAAATCGACTTGCCTTTGTATTTCAGATACAGCTCACCCTGGAACACCGGCATATCGCCCATCGGCAAGTTGCGCACGGAAAGGCTCTTGCCGGTGGCGACCGAGTAGCGGTAATCGATAAATACCGGCACGCCTTCGTCCGCAGCGGCGAAAGCGTATTCACCGGTACCTGAGTCGTAGGTGTATTCCCCCTTGGCCGGCGCTGCCAGTACACGGGTGAACGGAGCTGCACCGCCGCCGCGAACACCCAAGTCACCGGCCAAGAGGCCAGCACCTGGCGGGGTGACGATGATCTTGCCGCCGGCAGGAATATCCTGGGGAGTGGTTGCGTGGTGCACCAGCACCTGGCCGGGCTGCAGAGTTTGCCCGAACACCAGCGCGTTCATTTGCGACAGGCTGATCTGGGCGGCCTTGGCCTTGCCGGACAGCTTGCCCTGGCCACGCGCAGCATCGACGGCGAACTGCTCGCTACCAAACAACTCCTTGGAGTCGTACGACAGATCAACCGATGCTTCCTGCATGATGCCCAGCAGGATCGGGGTGGGTGACGCCAAGGCGTTGCCATAGGCGTCCATCAGCGGGGTGGCGTAAAACAACCCACTGCCGAATGCAATTTGCATAATTTATTCCTCAGTAATAGGTGGGGCCGGTGGTCAAGTCGCCGGTGTTGCACAAGTAGGTAAACCGATAACGAACCAGGCAGTTGCCAGCGGTGTTGTCCCCTTCGTCCTCGATCCAGTCGACGTAAAACCGCTGGACGCGATCGGCTTCCGGGAAAGCGTCCTCGGTGGCCAGCACCGCGTGCACGGCGACCTTCACAAGGTCAGCCACCTGGTCCCAGGCGTCTCCGGTCACAGTGTCTTCCCGGGCGATGATTTCCACCGTCAGTTCGAACTGGTTGCGGTCAACGGCAAAGCTTTCCCGTTCCGTGGTTTCGAGGCTGGGACGCAGCACGATCGCAGGCGTCATGTCGCGGGTGATCGCCTCGGTACGACTGCGAAAAACACGATCAGCCGCCGGCGTACCGGCAGCCTTGATCAGCGCCTGCGCCTTGGAGACGATGCGGTCTTGGATCGAGGGCATGGGTTAAACCTTGGTGAGAGAAGCCAGGCTGAAGGCGCCGTCATCGATCATCCGGCGGTCGCGGACCCGGTAGGACACGCCACCGACGGTGATCAGCTTCGAATTGTTGATGCCGAGGCGTTCAGCCTCGGCGGTGATGACCAGGATCTCGTAGCTGGTGGACTGGCTGTTGGTGCCTCCCATGCCGTGGATCTCATCCGGCATGTCACGCGCCGCCAGAAACGGCTCACCATCAACAATCCCGCCAACATCGAAGTCCTCAAGGAAACCCCTGAGGTCTTCGTCAAGCATCGGGGTTCACCTTCGGCTTACGCCCACCATCGTTTGCCGGAGCCGGTGGGGGTTCGGCGACCACAACTTCCAACTGGTTGCGGAAGCGATCAGCTACATCGTCCGGCAGTTCGACCACATCACCTTGGCCGACCAAGGTGTTGTCTGGACGGCGGAAAGAGCCAGATTTCACGGTGTAGGATTTATTCGGCATCGCCGGTTCCTCCAGCTTTATCCACTTTCTCAAGCCGCTGATCCAGCGCCTTGTCCGGCTCACCGGGGATCACGATCACCTCCCCGACTTTGAACTGGACAGGCTCCAGAATGGTGTAGCGCCCCTTTTTCTTTTCGACCGGATTCAGGCAGTGCTTTCGGGCGCCTGCCTGCGCGTCTGTCAGGATCAACTCACCACCGTAAAGGGTGATGGTCTCTGTCACGCGGTATTTCGGCATATCAGTGTCCTCGATGAGGTGGCAGGCCGACCGGCTTATGCCACCAGCTGGTTAAGGACCGCGTACTGCCAGCGACCAAAACCGACGTTGCGCCAGGTGTCGACACCGTATTGGTGAGCGTCGTTATCAAACTCGTATTCCGAGCCTTCCGCCTTCGCCTTCATGGCCACGTCGGTTTCCTGCTGGCGGATAAACGCTTTCAAACGGCCATCGGTACGCAGGGTCACGAACTTGTCCTGCCAGGTATTCAGTCGGACGTTGCCTACAACCCGAACCACAACGTTGTCGGGCATGACAATCTCGTTGATGTTCGTGCCGCGCGGAACACTCAAAGCTGACTGAGCAACGCTCAACAGGTTGAACGGCACCATCACCAGGAACTCGCGGGCCAGTTCGTTGATGGGTTCGCCCTGATCATCCTTGAGGCTGGTGAGCTGGGTCACAGACAGGGCAACTGCCTGCTGGAATTCCTCGACACTCGGTCGAGTTGGCGTGCCATGAACAGCCGCGGCCAGCTCGGAAAGCTTGGTGGTGATTTTGTTCGACTGCACGCCGCTCTGGCCTTCTTCGTGGTCAACGTCGAAGAAGTACTGGCCGTCGTAGCAGACCTGGGTTTCGCCGTTGACCAGCAGTACCGAGAGCAGCTTGGCCCAGTGGGCATTCGTGCGGTCGGCCAGCTCACCGAGGCGGATCCGCAACTGCCCGGTCTTGTCGCGGCGCAGCTCCTTGACCAGAACCTCAATGGTTGCTTCGAAGTGCAGGTTTTCGATTTCGAGGTCAGCACCGATGAAGCCTTTGGCATGACGGCCACCGATCCATTCACGCAGCGTCGGAACCATGCCGATCCACGGGTAGGTTTCTTTGGCCTGGTCGGAATCGAACAGGTTGGATACGGCGTCAATCCAAGTCGCCCCCACATTCTGTTCGAGCATTTCGTAAAACATGCCGATGACGGCACGGCTGGAAAGTACTTCAGCACCCATGGGTGATTCTCCTGAAGAAGGATACGGTCAAAAAAGGAAGGGTTTGGGTGTTGCGTTAAGGCGCAACGGGCACTGGCTGGGCGGCGAACTTGACGATGCCGACGCCAGAGCGGACAAAACGGTGTACATGGCCGACCAGGCTATTACCGGCCGCTGTCAGCAGAAACGCGCCGCTGTCGCTGGCATAGACGCGCTTTCCGATATCGGCAAGCGCCAGAGCGGCGACGGGCAGTTCAATTTTGCCTTCTTCGCGAAGGCGTACGCGCGCGGCCGCAGCGGCGCCGGTGCGATTGTCGACGCCGCGATCAGCGAAACCGACAAACAGATCACCAGCCGCCAGAGGGCGCGCCAGGCCACTGGCGGCGATGATGCCAACGGCCGAGCCTTCGAAGATCTGCACACCGGCGGCAACGGACAAGTCGTTGATGGTGCCGATCTCGTAGGCGCGAGGGGTATCGAGTGTAAGAGGCATGGGATTCTCCAGAGCCAGAGTTTGAGGGACTTACCAGGTGCTTACTTTTTCAGAACCTTGACCAAACCACGGTCGGTTGCCTTGCGATAACCGTGGTAGGCCTCGAAAGTGCCAAACTCGGCGCGCAGTTCCTTATCGCCATCCCAGGTAGCTTTGGCACGCTCTTCCAAGGGCGCCTCCGGATCCTCTTCGGCGGCAACTGGTGCTGCCGGTGGCGTGGGTGCGTTGGGTACCGGCGCAGGGGCCTGGCTACGGATGTCGGCAAGAGCAGTGGCGCGCTTGGACTTTTCGGCACCAATCACCTGTGCAGCCGCCTCGGCGCCGCTGGTTTTGCCATCGAACTTAAGACTGGCGATCAGCTCTTCATGCCCGGGCAAAGCGGCCGCCTCGACTGCCTTGATGCGATCGCACTCGGCGCGAGCGCCAGCTGCATGTGCGTCATGCTCCAGGCTGGCCAGCAATTCCGCGTGATTCGCGGCCAGATATTCACGAGTGATGGCCGGCTTGTCGGTGGTTGGAGCTGGTACGGTGCTGCTGTTTGGTGTGGGCATGGATCGATCTCCAGAGGGACTGCCGTTGAATTCGGCGATAAGGTTTTCAAGGGTGGATTCACGGTCGGCCATGCCCAGTTCCACGGCATCCGAGCCAATCCGCATGTCGCCCTGGCCAAAGTCAGCCAGGACGGTTTCAACACTGAGGCCGCGATAATTAGCTACGTCCTCGACGAAGATGTCGGTCAGGCGGTCGACGTGGGCCTGCGCGACAGCGCGGCCTGACTCGGTACCGAAGTCCGGCCGCTTTTTCGGGCTTTGGCTGCTGACGATTTCGAAGCTCCCGTCGTCGCCGCTCTTGCGCACCGTCAACACGGTACCGATGGATCCCACGGCGCCGGTACGGCTCATGACGATTTCATGGGCCGCTGCCGCCATCCAGTACCCAGCACTGGCCGCGTTGCCGGATACATAGGCCACCACCCGCTTGGGAGACGCGCGGATCATCTGCGCGAACTCAGCGATGCCGCTGGCAATACCGCCTGGTGTATCCATCACCAGGATGATGGTGTCGGTCCGAGGATCGTCGACGGCATTGGTGAACTCTTTGGCCAGGACATCCAGCGAGGTTGCACCGGACAGCGCCGTGAACAAGTTGGCGTAGCGGAACACAGGGCCGGTGACGGGCAGCAAGGCAACGTTGCCACGCTGAGTCACGGCACGGCTGTTCTGCAGGGGCTTGCCTTGCCTGGCTTCCAGGGCCTCGGGGCCTTCATGTTCACGGCGGGCAATGGCGGTGATGGTCTGCAGCATGTCCGGGGTGATGGCCCAGGGCTCGCGTGACACTAGGTCGAACGCCGTCACCCGGTGCACGGGTGCATCGGTTGGGTTGTCGCTCATAGTTAGGTCCGTTCAGGTAGGTCGGGATTTGCCGGCGGCTCATTGTCCGGGCGGGCCGTCGGTGAAGCTGATAGCCCGTCATCGCGCCGGCGTTTCACTTCCAGGGCGCGCTGCTCGTGGTTTTCCTCCCAGTCGCTGCCGTCGTAGAGCATGGATTCCTTCGCCAGAGTGCTGACGCCGATATCGATCCGCTTCTCGGCGGCGTTGATATCCTTCAAAGGGTCCACGGTGCCAGGACCATCGCCCACCCACAGCGAACCGCAGTAGGCATAACGAAGTAGCGGGTGATCGAAAAACCCAGGGGCTTCGATATCACCCTGCGCAATGGCCTCTTCAAGCCAGTGCTCGTACACCGGCTGGCAGAAGTGTGAGCCCAGGAAGTCGCGGCAACCGCGAACGAATTGCCACGCTTCCATCACGGCTGCACGCGCGGCGGTATAGCTGGCAGTGAAGTGCTTGATCAGCACCTCATAGGGCAATTCCAAAGCCATGCCGATCTGGCGCAGCATCGCTAGCACGAACGGGTCAAACGCCATGTTTGGCCGGCCTGGGGCCGCTGTGTCGATGGACGCACCGTCGTCCAGCTCGGCGACAATGCCGCCACTAAGTGAACCGTCCCAGCCACCCTGCTCCCGTCCTGCAGGCCGGTCACCACCGACTGGCGT